AGTACGGATACAATTTTTCCCGGTAACACACGCCCTGTTGATCTGGGCGATTATGTTCTTGTCAAAGCTACTGAGGTTACAGAAGAAGTAACTTCTGGTAAAAAACGTGGTGACACAACTGTTGTTGGTGATAAAGACAAAGAAACAGTCACAGTGACTTACACAGCAGTTGACCAGACTGATGTTGAACAATGGGCAGAAATCCGTGCATCAAGAGACATTAGATTAGCTGAGACCGACTACTATGCACTGAGTGATGTCACGATGTCTGATGAAATGAAAACGTATCGTCAGGCACTAAGGGATCTACCAGCATCAAAATCTAACCCAGATGACATTGTTTGGCCTACTAAACCTAGCTAGGTGATTAATGACTAAAGTTAAAGATGTGGAAGCTAAATTGAATACACACGAAGCTGTTTGTGCAGAAAGATGGAAAGAAACCATTGTACGCATTAAACGCCTTGAGTTAGTTATGATTACCGCTGCTGGTTCTCTTATTCTAATGATGGCAGGTATGATCTGGAAGATATAAAATGTTAGAAAAAATTAAAAGTATGATAAAAGACTTTATGTTTTGGGTAGAAAATACTTTACGAAAGTCCCAAAAGTTTTTAACACGCCTTGTGCGGAGTAAAAAGTAGGTAAATGAATGGATCCTATCACCATTGGCGTTGCTATTGCTGGCGCAAAGAAGCTCCTTGAAGTTTCTTCTGACATTAAAGATGTTGCGGGTGCGTTAGATAATATATTCCATTTAACTAGCAAAGCTGAGAAAGCTAAAAAAACACCTAAAGTTGATGAAAGTGATGCTAGCTATAAGTCAGTAATCTCAGATGTTGTTACTGAAAGAAACAATCGCACACTTCTGCGTAATTTAGAGATAGATGTAGACGAAAAATTTGGTTTTGGTACTTGGAACGCCATAAAAGAAGAGCGTGAAAGACGCATGGAGCTTGCAAAAGAACAAAAAATTAAAGAAGCAAAGAAATTAAAGGCAAAAAAAGAAGCAGAAAAAGAGTTTTATGACCGTCTGCTCTATTGGCTGAAGGAAATTGGTAAGCTGGCGTTAATATTAGGCGTAGCTGGTGGAATTGCTTACGTAATATACGCAAATAGGTGTCTTTCAGGTAATTGTTGATATGTCAGATTATGAAGTTGGCGTGTATAACAAGATTGTAAGAGAAAAAATACGCTCTGGCGAAGACTGGAATAACGATTTAGGGATTTCAGACGAGTTTGAAAATGTACTGTACTTTGATATTATAAATGCTGCAAGTATTGAAGAAGTAGAGCAGCGAGTTGAGAAACAATTTCCGTCTAAGTTAGGATTTGTACTAGACTTTATACTATTAGTACCAAAGGACCGATAAAAATGGAAGTCAGTTCAGAAACAGCGGTTGCTATGCCAATAAAAAATATGGTCGGCATAATTATTGCTGTTTCAATGGGTATTTTTGCATATACAGAAATTACTGCTAGACTAACTTCTCTTGAAACATCAAGAGAGCTTATGAACGCTGATTTGCTTAAGGCTTCTGAACAGACCACAGTTGATAAGGAACAGTTCCTGCTACTGGAAGATTTATATGAGACAGTAGAAAAACACCAAGAACTTCTGGATAAGAACATTCACAACCAAGTAATGCTGACACACATAGAAAAACAATTAGAAAAGGCTCTAAAAGATATTGAAAAGTTAAAAGATAAGGTTCGAGAGAACGGGAACTTAAAATGATTGAGACAGTCATTGCATTATTGATGATGGTAAACAATGAAATTACAGAGCATCGAATCCAGCCATCTATGTCCGTTTGTTTGAAGGGCAAAAGAATTGCTATGAGACAAATAAAATCAAGTAGTAATACACGCTTTGAATGTTTAAAATCTAAAGCAGAATTAGAATTGTATATGGGTAAAAAACATATTGTTAAACTTATTTTAAAATAAGTGTCAAAGGATAATTAGTATGGAATTAACAGCTTCACACGCCATACAAGGAGTTTTGTTATTAGCAACTGTTGCAGGAGGTTACGCGGTAGTTAAATCTAATTTAAGCCGTGTAATGCAAGATCTTGATTTGTTTCATAAAAATCACGATAAGTATAAGGCTGCTTTTGATGAAAGATTAGATGCGGCTGAATCCGACAGAAGTGTTTTGACAGCTCGTGTAAATACGTTAGCATCTATAAATTCTGTAGATAACCTTGCAGATCTTAATTCTCGTCTGGCTCGTTTAGAGATGGGCCAAGAAATGTTATTTAAAGAAGCCGATATGATGAAAAAATTACATAATGGAAAGCATCCTAGACAAGAGTAATTAGTTATGAAGAAAGTTTTAAGTAGTAAAAAAGAAAGCACAAAGCCAATGCTTCTAGTTTTTATGACTTTAACAGCGCCTTTACTCTTAATTTTTCTTGTTTTAATAGGTTGTCAGACAACACCTGTAGAACCTGTTAAGGTTGTAGCACAACCTATTTTACGATGTGCATCAGCTTCAGAGGTAATTCTGTTCTTAAAACAAAAGTTTAACGAAGATCCTGTTTATACAGGTGTTTATGAAAATAAAATTATTTTTACTATTTTTGTTAGTCCTTATAATAGTTTTACCGTTGTACACACGGGCGCAGCAAACGAAATAAGTTGTTTAGTTTCAAGCGGGACTAATTTCAAAAAAGTAAATTGGAAAGAAAATAAAAGTATTTAGTAATATAAGATATATAGGAGCATATTATGCTTAGTTTACTAGGATCTGTTCTTGGCTTTGGTACTTCCTTTCTCCCAAAGGTAATGGACTACTTTCAAGACAAACAAGACAAAGCGCACGAATTGCGTTTGATGGACAAGCAACTAGAAAACCAGAAGGTGCTAGGAGCGCAAAAATTGCAAATGACGCACGTTGAAGCTGACATTCGTGAGAGTGAGGCGTTGTTGAAACATGACGCTAAATTACAGGCTAAAGCAAGTCCTTGGGTAGTTAATATGGCTGCTTCAGTACGCCCTGTTTTAACTTTCTTATTAGCTTTTGAGTTTGGTGTTTTAACCCTTTGCGTTAGTATGGATTGGATGACAATGGAACAGTTTAAAATGATCTGGAATGATGAGTTTCAAGCTATCTGGGCCGCAGTTGTTTCATTTTGGTTTGGGAGCCGCACTATGGCGAGGAAACAACAGACGTGAAAATAAATAAGGTCGGATTGGAAATAATTAAGTCTTTTGAAGGTTGGTCCGCTGATCCATACCTTTGCCCTGCAAACCGTTGGACAATTGGTTACGGTTCTACATGGGATATTGACGGACATCCTGTCACCGCTGACCATCCTTGCATCACGAAAGACGAAGGCGGGGCGTTGCTCCGAAAAGAGGTGCATCATATTGAAAATGCGGTTAAAAGACTTATCAAAACACCTTTGACTGTAAATCAGTTCTCAGCAATTTGTAGCTGGGGTTTCAATGTCGGTAGTGGGAACGTGCAAAATTCCACACTTAGAATGTTATTGAACCGTGGAAACATTGAAGGTGCAGCCGATGAGTTTCCGAAATGGCGTAAGGCTGGTGGGCGAGTGTTAAAAGGTTTAGTTAGACGTAGGGCTGCTGAGAGAACTTTATTTCTTACACCTGATTAATTGTTTAAATGAAAGTTGTGTAATGAAGAAAAACGTAGAGGCAGAGCAATTATCAGATGGCACTATAGTATCATCACATAGTATAGAGATAGTGTGTGCTGCTTGTGGATATGACCTTGATGAATCAGAGTTATCTGCTGATAAATGTTCAAATTGTGAAGCAACCCTCGGATTAAAAAAGAGTGTGACTATACAAGCAACTTCCATACCAGCATTTGGGGAAATGTAAATGCCTTTTAAGAAGTTAAAATTTAAACCCGGTATAAATAAAGAGACTACAAGATATTCCTCTGAAGGTGGTTGGTATGATTGCGATAAAGTACGTTTTCGCCAACAATTTCCTGAAAAAATAGGAGGTTGGAGCAGAATATCTAGTAATACGTTTCTAGGTGTATGCAGATCCTTATTTGCTTGGCTTACTTTAGCAGGGCAAAAATTAACTGGTGTTGGAACTAGCAAAAAGTTCTATATAGAGCAAGGAGGAGTCTATTATGATGTAACTCCTATTAGAGCTACTACCACCAATGCTGCTACTTTTGCCGCTACTAATGGTTCTACTACATTAACTGTTACTGATAGTAGTCATGGAGCATCTGCAGGTGATTTCGTTACTTTTAGTAGTGCAGTATCTCTTGGAGGAAATATAACCGCTACCATATTAAACACAGAGTATGAAATTGTATCTATAACTAATTCAAATACTTATACTATAACAGCATCTGTAGCAGCTAGCGCTTCAGATTCAGGTAATGGTGGATCAGCTACCGATGCTGCTTATCAAATAAGCATAGGCACAGATATAGCAGTACCCTTAAATGGTTGGGGCGCTGGCTCGTGGGGAGAAAGTACATGGAGTTCTGGTGGAACTTCTACTGTAACTCTACGCACGTGGACTCAATCTAATTTTGGAGAAGATCTTATATTTGGCCCAAAAGGTGGTCAGTTATTCAGATGGGACGCTACAAATGGAGTTTCTACCCGCGCTCTATTATTGTCAGGTATTGGCGGTGCGTCCGATGTACCTACAATACAAAATTATATTCTCGTGTCAGATATAAATAGATTTGTTTTTTGTTTTGGCTCTAATATTATTAGTACTACAACTCAAGATCCTATGCTTATACGTTGGTCAGACCAAGAAGACGTTTTAAATTGGACTCCTTCAGCCACTAATCAAGCAGGAAGTTTACGTTTATCAAGAGGTTCTGAGATAATATCTGCAAATCAAGCTAGACAAGCGGTTAACGTATGGACTGATACTGCTATGTATAGTTTGCAGTATGTAGGAGGACAAATAGTTTGGGCCGCACAGCTTATAGGGGAAAATACATCTATAGTATCTAATAAGGCTGTTGCTTATGCTAATGGAGCTTCTTACTGGATGGGGAAAGATAAGTTTTATACTTCAGATGGTAGCAGAGTCCAAACATTAAAATGTGACTTGTTACGATACGTATTCAATGACTTTAACGTATTGCAGTCAGATCAAGTATTTGCAGGTACAAATGAAGAATACCATGAAATTTGGTGGTTTTATTGTTCTAATAGCTCTAATACTGTAGACCGATATGTTATATACAACCATCAAGACAGTATATGGTACTACGGTACTTTAGCTAGAACGGCTTGGTTAGATTCAGGTATGCGAGACTTTCCGTTAGCTGCTACTTACACTAATAATCTAGTTAACCATGAAGAAGGTATAGATGATAATGAGACAGCGACCACTGCAGCTATAAGTTCGTATATAACTTCTGCAGAGTTTGATATAGAAGATGGGCATAGATTTAGTCTTGTGTCTAAAGTATTACCAGATATTACTTTTGACGGATCTACAGCAGATTCTCCTGTTGCATCTTTATCGTTGTTGCCCCTTCAAGATTCTGGTTCTGGATACAATGATCCTACTTCAGAAGGAGGTAATAGTACTGGAACTATTACAAGATCTGCTACTTCTCCTGTAGAAAAATATACTAGTCAGCTTGATATGCGTGTGCGTGGTAGGCAGATGTCTATTAAGATAGAATCTACAACAGAAGGAGTGCAATGGCAGTTAGGCTCTCCTCGTTTAGATACACGACTTGATGGGAGGCGATAATGTCAGCAACTTTTAAAACAAGTATAGATTTTCTTTCTCCTCCACTATCGTTTGCTCCAGAGGAATACGAACCAAGATTTTTTAATCAAAATAATGAAACATTACGGCTGTATTTTAATCAAGTAGATAATACACTTAGAGATGCTTTAAAGCAGGAATATGCCGAATCTACAGCGTGGTTTATGGGCTAATGGCTAATAATTATAAAAATGCTAAGTTAGATCTTACAGCTACTAGTGTAACTACGTTGTATACTTGTCCTACAGCCACAACTGCCATATTTAAATCTATATTAGTATCTGAAGATTCTGGTAATGCAGACACTATAACTGTTACACTTACTAATGCTGCAAGTGCTGTTTTTAGTTTATTTAAAG